CTTCCTGGATATTTCACAGTTGTGATGTAACTGTTTTTGTATTCTTTAACATTGTAACCACTTCTTCTAGTGTTCCAAAGCATGATTCCTTGTGGGAAATTTGTTGGATTTGGAGCATCTGGGTCTAAGAAGCCATCGCTCAACAAGTCTTTGATTGAACTTGGTGATCCTGCACCGCCTGTAGACAATGAATCTGCCTTGTCTGCCGCTGTGTGGTATCTAGCATCCGCGAACACAACACCGTCTTCTGTGGTTTGGTCTGCTTTGTCAACTAGTTCCCACGCCGCACCTGATGTAGTAACTGCTACTTGGTTTGCCGTGTTTGTTGAAGTCAGTGTCGCCGCTGTGTTGTATTTGTAAAGTTTTGGATAGTTCTCAACGTCACTTGTGTCAATCCATAAGTCATTAGTTACAAGTGGAGTACCATCTGACTGCGAAGTCGGTGCTGTTGCACTGAACTGTGGACCGTTCGGGTCAGTTGTTGAGTATGCTGTTGCATATCCAACGAAAGTAGTTCCGTTGTGAGCCATGATGTCTGCTTCATCTATAGAAGTGTCATACCATAGTGTACCATCTGCTGGTTCACTTGTTGGAGCACTTGTTGAAGCAGTGTAGCTCAATCTCTTGAAGTTTGTAGCCACTACAGCATTGTTGGCTGATGAGTCTAATGATTCTCCTGTAGGAGCATCGTATAAATTATCAATCAATGTTGTGCTGTTTGCTGTGAATGATCCATAGCTGTGAGCAGTCGTTGTACTGATACCTGCATCTGCTAGTGGAGTTCCTGATGTATCAACCATTCTGAACTCGCCACCCAGTTTGTGTTTGATCTGGATTGCGCCGATGTTATCACCTGTAGTAATAACTTCTGCCTCTAGGTTCGTGAAGTTTGCTGTTGAGAATGCAGTAACAAAGTCATCAGCATCACCTAGTGTAGAACCATCTCCAGAGATCATTGTAACTGTTTTCGCAGTATCTAATGCTTCTTGGTTCTTCAATGATTCTTGTACAGAGAATGTTTCCCCTGCTGTGAAACTTGGATCTTTTGTTTTAGACTGTATGATTGTTGCTCCACCTTCGTATCTAAATAGTTGGAAGTCACCAACATTATTTGTTGTGTCTGCTCCACCTAGATCATTTGCTGTCATGCTCTCTTCAGTTACGTTGAACTGTGTGTACAATGTTCCTGCTGTTAAGCCTGTTCCACCGTTCGCCGCATCAAGTTTGAATATTGCTTGATGGTTTGTTGCGTGTAGTGGTGCAGATACTGTTGAGAAACTCGCACTCGCTGAGCTATAAAGTTTTGCTACTATGTTTGCACCTGAATTTGCAGATGTAGTCTTGAACCAAACTGAACCATTTGGTCTGTTTTCGTCTGCTGTTTTCCAAGTTGGTCTTGAAGTGTGTGACGCTTGTAAAAATTTAGGTCCTTGGTATACACCAGTCGTGATTCCTAAACTTGCTAATAGGCCAGTTCCTTCGTTAAATCTTATTGTACCAGCTCCTCCTGTCGAGTCACCTGCAAATTGACCATTGTGGAAAATTTCCAAGTTGCCTGTTACAGAGTTGACACTCGCTGTAACGTTTGTTACGTTAGAGCCGATTGCTGTTGCAACGTTTGATAATGCTGTACCTGACACTGTGATTTCAACGTCATTCATTACCATTTTGTGGCCACTTGTTACTGTTGTTCCAGAAGCAACTGTGATGATCGGCAAGGCCGCATGCCAGGCACTTGAACCCACGTGGTTCCATGTGTTACTTGCGTTTTTCTTGTAGATCTTGTTAGTTACATGAGTTGTGTTAATTGCGTAGCTTCCAACATTCCCAATGTTCTGTTTTGGAACACCTGTTGTTGCGTTTCCTACTAGGTCAGCAGTTGAAGTAATTAATATTGGAGTAATGGCTGTGAAAGTTTGATTAGTCTGAGACCACTCAAATAGACCGTAACTGCTTGATGCAAGGTCAAACCAGTACGTGCCATCTGCAGGTCTTGCCGTCGGTGCGTTAGCACTGCCAACTAATTCTGCTGTGTTTACATTTACTCTAAGGACAAAAGCTCTATTGGCAACTCCTAAAAATGAGTAAGCCGCTTGTAGTCCATATTCATTCAATTCATAACCGTTTAATGAATTTCCTGAAGCGTCTGTATAGAATTTCGGATCTCCGAAAGTTTCTGTTAATTCTCTTTGTGACGAGATTAAGAAAGCTGTGTTGGCGTTAGCAGTTTGTGTGCCTGACGCTGTTCCGTCTCCAGCTCCGTTATTCTTGTCCTGTGATGATGCTACTATGAATAGTGGTGTTGTACCCGCATCTGATGGTACATAAAAGCTCTCGTTTATTACTGAAACTTCTACTCCTGGTGATGTTAATGCCATTTTTCGTATTCTCCTTGCAAGTTACGTATATACTAGAGTTATTTATTCAATCATATGGTTTTTACGACAGAATTTAGCGTTTTCTTGGTGCCTATATAGGCGACGTAAATACACACATGCAGTACAAAGATCGACCATTGTGTAAGAAGTGTAAGTCTAAGCCAAGAGCATATGCCTACAAGCGTTATGGCAAGGTCTATTGGCGTAGTCAGTGTGGCACATGTATTCGTAAAAATTCAGGAAAGAAAATTGGTGGGGTAACTGCATTACAAAGATCTGGATATAAGCTCAAAAAGAAATGTGAGCTGTGTGGTTTTACTGCCCAAGACAAGTCTCAAATGGATGTGTTATTTGTGGATGGCAATTTAAGAAATACTACAACCAGCAACCTAAAAACTGTTTGCGCCAATTGCCAACGGCTTAGTACCACCCGTAGGCTTGGATGGCGTGTCGGAGATCTTGTCGCTGACGATTAGACTGTCTATCTTAGCGTAAAGTTGTTCCTTGGTGCCATCGTTATGTATTACAAAGTCAAATTCTTCTTTTGCCCATGCATACTCAGACGTATGTACACCAGTAGGTTGGATGTTTCCTTCAACATAGTTTGTAAACCATTCAGGATCTTTACCCCTCTGCACTAAAATAATTTTGCCACCATGTGCCCTTATTTGCTTGACCTCATTTGGAAACCTAGTATCTGCTATGACCGTGTTTAGTCCTTTGTATCTTCCTATACAACTATCCACCCATATCGCATCATACATTTGGCCACGCATTACTTCTGTACCAAAGTATTGTAGTACCCATCTGGGGGTTACGGGCTTGCCAAACTTTTCACTCCAGAATCTATCTGGTTGTTCTCGCCAGTGCCTGCTGGATTCAGTGTCTCCTTCAAGCATATCCCTGTCCCAATTAAACATAGAGGCTACAGCATCTTTAAGACTTTTTGCAAAACTATCTTTTTTATAACCATGTTGCTTGACTAATCTGTCAGCAACAGTGCCCTTGCCGGAACTTATCAAACCTACTATACCTATCAGCATAGAAGTATTATACTATTTTTTTAATCGTTTTTCAATCTCTTTGATTATTTCTTTAACAGATTTTAGAATGGTAATTCTTAGGCTTTTCTTTCTTTGTTTGAGGGCAACTATACTCATGTTCTCGAGTTCTTGCACAAGTACTTCTAGTTCGTCAAGTGTTAGATCAGAGTAATTTTTGTAATCGGAATCTTTCATGGCAATGTATTTAAATGGAGTTTATTATCTATTAACCAATAACAAAACTGTGTGGCGTACCACCTTCTTGGAAATTTCCTATTTCGTTTTCTAGTCTTTCCATGTCTGCTTGTCCTTCGTTCTTCAAAGCATCACCGTTAAGTGTTGTTCCACCCTGTGGACTTGCTATTGTGTTGAACTTTCCTCTTGCTTCTCCAAGCATTACCTTAGATACGGCAAGTGTGTAATCTCTGATCCATGGTTTAGAATATATGTCCTTAAACAACGTGATGTCAGGTCTGAAGTTGTCTGTGTGCATTAACACAGTTTCGTTGTCAGCCCTAGGCTTCTGTGTTATTGTTAATTTTTTTGTAGCAACATCAAAATGGAATTGTATGAAACTTCCAAACAATTTACCAACCAACTCTTGATATGAAGCGAACGCATAGTAGGTTGCCAATCCACCAGTTGCACCTGCTCTCAGCAAATAGGTATTAGTATAGGCCAGGTTAAAAGGTTCAAACAAAGTTCCACCTTCTCCACCTTCTGTCCTCGACCCAACAGTTCTTCTGTTAAGATTTCTGACATTGATTATTTCATCGGGCAGGATATATGTATTCTGGTCTTTCTTAAGTTCAAGAAAAGCATAAGATTCTTCTACTGCATTTGATGATCGTTGCCTGAATTTGTTTACAGCACGTTCCAGCGCCGTTTGGTAGTGTTTTGGGTCTAATTCAACATCAATCATACCCTCACCAAGGTTGTTCTTGACGTAATCAAATATTTCTTGTTGTCCTGTTTGTAGTTCTGACATACTCATATTTATAGCCTTTGCCTGTGCAATAAATATGTATGATATGCCAAGATTATCCATTTTCAAGCCTGAAAAGGGCAATGACTACAAATTCTTCGATCGTAACATTAAGGAGATGTTCACCGTCGGCGGCACCGACATACATTTCCACAAATACCTCGGTCCTTACGATCAAGGAGACCAACAGAAAGATGGTGATGCTTCTCCATCTCAACCTAATTACGCAGGCAGTGAAATAAACGAGACAACGATTCAGGATCTATTATTTTTAGAAAACAGAGATAGGAAATATGCAAGTGACATATACAAAATAAGAGGCATATACAATGTGCAGGATCAGGATTTCAATCTATCACAATTTGGTATGTTCTTATCCAACGACACATTGTTTTTGACCGTGCACCTAAATGACATAGTTGAACGGATTGGTAGAAAGCCAATGTCGGGTGATGTGCTAGAGTTCCCCCACATGAAAGAAGATTATTCATTGGATGAAACTATTCCAATAGCTTTAAAAAGATATTACGTAATCGAAGATGTGAACAGAGCCGCTGAAGGATTTTCAGCAACATGGTGGCCACATTTATTAAGATTAAAACTGAAAACTTTAGTAGACTCACAAGAGTTCAGAGATGTTATCGGCGATGCAACTACTACCAATAGTGTGGCCAGTTACATGTCTACTTTTAATCGAGAAAAAACAATTAACGATCAAGTTGTTGCACAAGCAGAGGCGGATGCACCTAAGTCAGGTTTCAATTATAAACAGTATTATGTTGCACCAATTGACGAAAGAGGCAACATAAGGACAGACAATGTAAACACAGAAGATCAAAGAGCAAGTAGTAGTAAAACAGTCAATGCAACAATCGATACTCCTGCAAGTTCGCACTATGGTTTCTATCTAGATGGAGATGGCGTTGCACCAAACGGTAATCCTGCAGGATTTGGAATATCCTTTCCAATTTCTGATGTTGACAAAGGCGATTACTTCCTACGCACAGATTACCTACCAAACAGATTGTTCCGTTATGACGGCAATAGGTGGGTAAAGATAGAAGATTCAGTCAGGATAACTACAACGAACAACGATTCGAGGGCAAATTACAAAACAGGTTTTGTTAACAACACAACAGAATCTACAATAAATGGACTTACTGTAAAACAGAGACAGTCATTGACTGATGCTCTCAAACCGAAGGCTGACAATTAATGTTACATTTTTACGAAGGGCAGGTTAGAAAATTTTTAACTCAATTTATAAGGATATTGAGTAATTTTTCTGTTGAAACAGGAAAAGCCAGTGATGGTGCAATTAATCTTAGAGCAGTGCCGGTTGTGTATGGAGATCCTACTAGGCAGGTTGCAAACATAATCAGAAACAACAGTGAAAATGCTTTGAACTATGCACCAAAGATAGCCTGCTATGTGCGAGAATTGAACTATGATAGGGAACGAATGCAGAATCCTTACCATATTGAGAAACAACATTTGAGAGAAAGAGATGTAGACGCGGATGGTAATTATACCAACCAACTAGGTGCAGGATACACAGTTGAGAAGGTTATGCCATCTCCTTTTAGACTTGAAGTTACAGCAGATATATTTTCATCAAACACAGATCAAAAATTACAAATAATGGAACAAATATTGTATCTGTTTAATCCTGATTTTGAAATACAAAAAACAGACAACTACATAGACTGGACAAGTTTAAGTTATATTGAGCTTACAGGAATTACATTTAGTAGTAGAACTATACCTGTTGGTGCAGAGTCTGAGATTGATGTTGCTTCATTAACTTTTAGTATGCCAATATGGTTATCACCGCCAGTCAAAGTTAAAAAACTAGGTGTTGTGCAGAAAATAATCATGAGCATATACGACGACGACGGTGGCATAGCAAAAGGATTGATCGACGGACAGTTGGCTTCAAGAAGTTTCATTACTCCAAACAATTTTGGTCTATTAGTATCAGGGAACCAATTGAGGTTGTTAGGCTCAACAGGCGTGAATGTAAAATCCGGAGGAGATGGCTTCCATACGGGTGCTAGAGATCCTGGTACAGTGGTAGACGATGCTTTTGAGACTTTTGGTCCACCTTTGAATTGGAAATTAATTTTAGATCAATATGGAAAAGTAATTAACGGAACGTCACAAATAAGATTAGAGCAACCAAACGGGAATCAAGTGATCGGAACAATCTCAACCACTACGCTGGATGACACAATATTACTGTACTCAATAGATACGGATACAATACCTAGCAATTCATTGACTGCTGTTAAGAAAATTATAAATCCTGCAACATTTAATCCAGGCACCCCTGCAAACGGAGACAGGTATCTTGTAATAAATGATGTTGGAGATTCTACAGCAAGTTTCCAAAGTAGCACTTGGGGTACTTTAGTAGCCAAAGTTGGTGATATCATAGAATACAACAGTGCAACCGGAAAATGGAACATAGCATTTGATGCCTCTGATCCTGACTCAACACAGCATTACGTTACCAATCTTAACACAGGTATACAGTATAGATTCACAGGAACAGAGTGGGTCAAGTCGTATGAGGGTGTATATACTCAAGGCAATTGGAGTATTGTGCTTGATGGCGGATATCAGCAGACCGAAGACGCTGATGCCAATGATGCGACCACCCCTTGATAATTTTACATATTTCTGTTATAATTTAGCATGAAAGAAAATATAGTATGCTCCGGTGCACTTTTTTATTCTACAAGCACGAAGCGATTCTTATTCCTACAGAGAACTGACAGGAAGACTGCAGGTGCATGGGGATTGGTAGGTGGAAAGTCTAAGTTTCTTGAGAGTGCATTTGAAGGATTGAAGCGTGAAATACAAGAAGAAGTTGGTGACACACCAAAGTTCAAGAAAGTTATTCCATTAGAAATGTTCACGTCAAATGATCAGAAGTTTTTCTTCCACACATACGTTATAGCCATAGATACAGAATTTTTACCCAAGCTCAATGATGAACATTCAGGCTACTGCTGGACCTCATTTGAATGCTGGCCTAAGAACTTGCACATGGGTCTAAAGAATACATTGAACAACAAAGCCATCAAAGGCAAGTTACAGACTATATTAGATTTGATAACTTAATTAACCAGCACTTATTTTTACAGCACCGTTGTCGTTCCAAAGTTGACCTGCATTACTAGGATCGCTTGTTGGCAAATCCGTTGCCATAACTTTTCCTGAATTGTTGATCATAAGTGTGCCGTTGTCGTCTGGTAGGTCAATGTTTCTTTTCGTGGTCGATGTGCCTGACACAAAAGTTTTTTTACCGTCTTCTGTCTGCCACACGAATGGAACATCACGGTGTGCGTAGATGGCATTGTTGGCTATGGTCAGTAATGGTTTGTGCTGTCCATCTTTCCTGCCGATAATTTGTATAACGCTCTGGTCTGCACCCTTCTTGTTGTCCTTGATGCTACCTTTGATCGAACCTATTCTGATCTCTTCTCCGGCATCGTTTTCACCTTTGAATTCTAACCAAGTATCTGCTTGGATTTCGATGTTACCGCTTACTTTTATACTCATGCAAGTATTTATTAACGCATATAAAAAAAAGGCGACCCGAGAGCCGCCTTTTGATTCTACTAAAAAGTATGAATATTTATTAGTTGTTTGTCCTCACTGCACAGTTTACCAATTTGATTCCTGCGTCTGTTGAACTTTCTAATGCTCTACCAATAACGTTGAATGGTGAAATTGACTCACCTGACGCCACTGCTCTAGCACAACCTTTTACTGACGAAGTAACAAGTCTTTGACCTTTTGTTACAGCACCTGTAACTCTAACTGGTGTTCTACCTGTCATTGCTACGTATGGGTGTGTGTCATTGTTACCTGCCGCCGCGTTCATGGCGTATGCTGGTTGCTCAGATATCACACCAAAAACTTGATCTGATAAGTCCGATGTTGTTTCTGTGATCTCTGCGTCACCACCAACCATTACTACTGCACCTGCTGACATAGGAGCGTCTGCTTCGAAACGCTCGGCAACGTCCGCGTACTGAGCCGATGTTGCAACGGCGTGTACTACGTTCGCCCTAATGTCCACAAGGGACGCTGTGCCTGATGGTCCTTCAGTGTTTCCTTCTGCCCTTCTGAAAGCAGTAAAGGCACCACCCGCGTTACCGTGAATAGTTGTTCCGTCATCTGCAAACGCTTCATCCCACGCCCAAAGCAATGGCATTTCAGTTGCAGTTGAACCTTCACCTCTGTTAATCTGTAAACCTGAAACTGTAGGCATACCTGAGTTTGCCGACACGTTTCTGTTAACTTCGATGATGTTGTCCTCGATTGATAGTGTTGTTGTATTTACGATTGTCTCTGTACCGTCAACAGTCAAGTTACCACCAATTCTAAGGTTGTTTGTAACAACAGTTTCACCAGTTGCTGTGATCGTACAAAGTCCTGAAGATGCAATAGTTAGGTTCGTACCATCACCTTCAATCTTCTCACCATCATCACCAAATACAAGTCCGATGTTGTTGGGTAAGTTAACATCTGCTGTTGCTGTCAAGTTGATGTCAGCACCTGAATTGATTGTCAAGTCTGTGTCATTTGATTCAATCTTTTCACTTGCGTTATCATCAAAAACTATTCCTATGTTTTTTGGAATGTGTACATCTGACACCGCTGTAAGGTTTATCTTTGCACCTGAATTGATAGTTAAATCTGTGTCGTTTGATTCGATTTTCTCAGTTCCGTTTGCATCAAATACAAGTCCAATGTTTTGTGGAATGTGTACATCTGAAGTTGCCGCTAAATTGATCTTGGCGCCTGAAGTTACTGTAAGGTCTGTGCTGTCACCTTCAATTTTCTCACCAGTACCAAATGTTATACCTACGTTGGCAGGTATTACTACATCTGTTGTTGCTGTAAGGTTGATTGCACCACCCGATGTTACTGTAAGGTCTGTACTGTCACCCTCGATCTTCTCACCTGTACCAAAAGTGATTCCCACGTTTGCAGGTACCACAACGTCTGTTGTCGCTGTAAGGTTGATTGCACCACCTGATGTTACTGTTAGGTCTGTGCTGTCACCCTCAATTTTTTCACCTGTACCAAATGTTAAACCAACGTTTGCTGGTATCACAACGTCTGTCGTTGCAGTTAAATCAATTGCGTCACTTGATGCGATTGTTAACTTTGTACCATTACCCTCAATCTTCTCACCGTCGTCTCCAAAGGTCAAACCAATGTCTGCCCCAAGATTTACATCACCGTTTGCACCAACTGTGATTGTTAGGTCAGTATCGTCTGATTCAATCTTTTCGTGTGTACCAAAAGTGATTCCTATGTTTGCAGGTATGGCCACATCTGATGTTGCTGTTAAATTTATTTTGGCACCCGAGTTAATTGTTAAATCTGTACCATCTGATTCAATCTTCTCGTTGGCATCGACAAATTGTAATCCTTTGTTGGCCGGTATAACTACATCTGATCCTGCGTTTAATAGAATGTTTCCAGTTCCTTTGGCAGTGATGTTTAGGTCAACGTTTGTTTCTCCACTTGCTCCTAGGATTGGACCATTACCTGTTGCCGCATTTGTAATTTCTAATTCATTTACTGCTGATGTAGTTGTTTGAAAGATAACCGACTCATTTCCATTTGCATCTGCAATGAATCCTGCGTCTGCTATTTTTGGTGCTGTTAATGTTTTGTTTGTTAGTGTTAGTGTTGCCGCCGCTTGGTCGTCAACATACTTCTTGTTTGCGAACTGACCGTCAGCACTTGGTGCCGCTGTAGCTCCGCCTGTAATGGTGTTGGCTGATGCTGATATTACAATATCACCAACTTCTAGTCCATTGTTTACTCTAAAGTTTCGTGTTGTCATGGTTCCATATCTCCCGCATGATTGTTAATTTGTTGTATTTAGCCTGCTAATGCAGATATTCTATAGCCAGATACTGTGGTGCTTCCACCTGATGTGCTTGATGCAAATAGCTCAAGGCTGTTTTCACTTGATGTGTCAAAACCAGCTGTGAATTCTAGTTGTGTTGTGCCTTTTGTTGAAACAAATGGTCCATTTGCCACTGCTGGCACACCTGGTGTGGCCGCTGTATAAACTTCCTGAATGCTGTATGCACCCTCGGTCCCGTTAGCACCAACTATAAAGTAAACTGCACCGTTGGCATCGTCTATGTCCATTAGATCTATGGCTGTAGCTGTTGAACTGACTGTAACAGACGCGAATGCTTTTTGGTTTGCATTGCTCTCAGCAGTCATGTTGTCTTTCAATAAAATTTTGTGTATAGTAACATTTAAGTTAGTTTCAAGACCCGCGGCACTGACTACAACGTTGTCGCCGGATATTGCCGCTGTAACAGTAATCAAAGAATTGTTACCTGAAATAGTATGTCCATAGGAAGTAACAAATGCGTTTGTGCCATCGTGTACGACCAATGCTTCGACCACGTCCATCTCGGTCTTGCTGTCGTTGTCAACGCTGATGAAGTACTTGGCTCCCCTGAAAGTTCCATGTGCAAATGTATCTATGGATTCTGACGCAGAGTCAACATCCGTGTTGCTTGTGGTCACAGTGTTTCCCCTAGTGGCGTCTGTGGTGCTGGAGGACATAGCAACTTTATAGAAACTGGCCACGCAATCAGCCGATGCTCCTGCGGCCCTTAGCCTAAATTGCCCGTTGCTGACATCTGTGGTAAGAGTTGGAACGTTGCTACCACCGGCAGTTTCAATCCCCCTCCGGTTACCCAAGAAAGATGCCGAGTCATTGTTTGTTATTGCTAACATTTCTGCACTGATCACTTCATTTATTACGTCGTTGTAAACCAAGAAATAGAAAGCACTGTCTATGAATGTTGCATTTATGCTGTCTATCGTCCTGGCGGCTGTTCCAAGATGTTTATTATTTCTCACTGTCGCTAAAGTGTCATCAGATACGGTAGTTGCAACTGTGTCAAAACTCAAAGTACCACTTCCGTCTGTGACAAGAGCCTGTCCGGCTGTGCCATCTGCTGTTGGTAGATTAAATGCTGTACCACCAGAGGTTATAACAAGTTTACTACCATCAGATTCGATCTTTTCATTTGCATCTGTGAAATGTAAACCAACGTTTGTAGGAATAATAACATCGGTCGCCGCTGTCAATTTTATATTGTTTCCGGTTATTGTTAAGTCAGTCCCGTCGCCTTCGATTTTTTCTCCATCATCACCGAATGTTATACCAATGTTAGCACCAATGTTGATGTCTCCACCTGATCCTACTGTGATTGATAAATCGGTGCCATCTGATTCAATTTTCTCTGCCGTGGCAAAAGTAAGTCCAACGTTGACCGGAACGTTGATGTCGGTTGTAGCTGTTAGGTTGATGTCATTGCCTGATGTTAAAGTAAAATCTGTGCCATCCGAAGATATAGATTCGTTTGAATCGTGAAACTGTAAAGTTGGTGTTCCGCCACTGTCAGTTAAAAGTAAGCCGGTGTCATGAACATGTGTAAGTGCTATTTCATCATTGGCACCAAATGATAGTATTGCACCATCGTGCTGTAATTCTAGGTCTTGTGTTAGTGTTACATCTCCATCAGAACCTATTGCTATTGCATCTGTGTCAGATGTGTGCCCAATGGTTGTTCCATTTATAATTACACTGTCAACTGTCAAAGTTGTTAAGGTACCTAGAGACGTGATATTTGATTGGGCCGCACCTGTTACGGTTGCGGCTGTCCCAGAAACATTTCCAGTGACGTTACCTGTCAATGGACCTGCAAAAGCATCGGATGTCACTGTGCCATCAAAGAAAGCGTCTTTAAATTCTAGACTTGAAGTTCCTAGATCTATTTGATTGTTTGTGACTGGAGTTAGTGCACCGTCACCTATCGTTAATCTACCTGAACCACCTGTTGCTATTGTTATGACATCGGATCCTGAGAAAGTGATTGATGTGTTACTGTCGGCGTCACCGCTGATTGAATCTATTGATAAACTTCCGACATTTGATATGTTTTGATCATTGAAATCAACAGTACCTGTGACCACAAGGTTACCATCAATCTCTACGTTATCGTTGATATTGATAGTGGTTGAGTCAGCGGAACTAATAGACGTCCCACTTACTGTTAGGCCATCCATTATGATGTTACCTGTGCCTGATGTTGAGAACGTTAGATCTGCATTTGTTGGTGCTACTAGGTTTGTGATTGATATGTCACCTTCGGCACCAAACTCTAGGCCTGTGCCTGCACCATTTACTTTAAGAACCTGTCCTGCTGAACCTACTGCTGTAAGACCTGTACCACCATTTGCTACTGGAATTGATTCTCCCGTTTGGAATTCCGCCATTCCAGTGGCCACATTTGATGCATTGAATACTACTCGTACCGGTGTCTTATCTGCCATAATG